GCCAAGGACCCCGCTCGATGACCACCCCCGCCGGCCTCGACCTGCTCGCCGACCTCGCCAAGGACCCCGCTCGATGACCACCCCCGCCGGCCTCGACCTGCTCGCCGTCAACGTGCGGTTCTTCTTCGGCAGCCTCAGCCGGCTCACGGAGCGCCAGTCCCGCCCGCTCTACGTGAGCCCGCACACGCGCACCATGGCCAGCAGCGGCCCCGCCGAGTACTGGGTCGGCTGCTACACGCGCAACACCAGCCTGCCGCAGATCGTCGAGGATCTGGAGCTGCACCTGGGCATGCAGCCCGGCGCGCTGCGCGACCCGATGCGCCAGGCCGCCCGCATCCCGCTGGCCAGCAACAAGGCGCGCCGCGCATGACCCTCGCCGCGCTCCCCCTGCTGGCCAGCACCGCCGCACGCGCGATCGCGCCGCGCCAGGCGCTGACCGTATCGCAGTGGGCGGACAGCAAGCGCATCCTCAGCAGCAAGACCAGCGCGAAGACGGGCAACTGGCGCACCGACCGCAGCCCGCTGCTGCGCGAGCCGATGGATTGCCTGTCCGCGCGCAGCCCGGTGCGCGACGTGGTGATCATCCTGCCGGTGCAGATGGGCAAGTCGGAGATCATCACCAACGCGGTCGGCTACACCATCGACCACGATCCGTGCCCGATCATGGTCGCGTTCCCCGGCGAAGCGTCAATGGAAAAGTTTCGCGGCCAGAAGCTCGGCCCGCTGATCGAGGACACGCCCGCGGTCGCGGCCGCGCTCACCAGCACCGCCAGCCGCAACGCCGCGAACCGCGCCAACTGGAAAGAGTTCGCCGGCGGCAACCTGCAGCTCGAACACGCGGGCAGCCCGGCGCGACTGAAGTCGTCGTCGATCAAGCGCCTGCTGGTCGACGAGCTCGACAGCTTCGCCACCGAGTACAAGGGCGGAGACGACCCGGTCAAGATGCTCGACGACCGCACCACGGCGTTCCCCGGGTCCTACAAGCGCGCCTACATCGGCACGCCGGACCTCGCCGGCACCAGCCGCCTGGAGTACTTCTGGGCCAAGTCCGACCAACGCCGTCCCTACGTCGAGTGCCCGCACTGCGGCGAGTGGCAGCCGCTCACCTGGCAAGGCCTGCACTGGACGCCCGACCGCAGCTACGCCTGGTACGAATGCCGCGCGTGCATCGAGCGCATCGACGAGCGCCACAAGCCGGACCTGATCGCGCGTGCCCGCTGGACCCCGGAGAACCCCGGCGCCCGCATCCGCGGATACCGCGCCAACGCGCTGTACTACGGGCTCGGCATGGGCCTGCGCTGGATCGACCTGGTCGAGGAATGGCTCGACGCGCAGCACGACGACAAGAAGCTCAAGACCTTCATCAACAGCCGCCTCGCCGAGGCCTGGGTCGACCAGAAACTGCGCAACGTCAACGACCGCCTCATGGCGGACCGCGCCGAAAGCTACCCGCTGCGCACCGCGCCGGCGCCCGTGCTGGAGATCACCGCCGGCGTCGACTCGCAGGACAACCGCGTGGCGGTGCACATCGTCGGCTGGTCGCGCCGCATGCAGTCGTTCTCGCTCGACTACGTGGAGCTGCCCGGAGACCCCGAGCTGCCCGCCGTGTGGGACGCGCTGGTCGACCTGCTGCAGCGGCCCATCGAACACGAATCCGGCGCGCTGCTGCGCCCCGCCGCGGTCGCGATCGACATGGGCGGCCACCGCACCGAGGCCGTCAAGAACTTCGTCCGCAGCGGCCGCGTGCGCCGCGCGATGGCCGTCTTCGGCGCCGTGTCCAACAACGCCCCGCTGCTGGCCAAGCCCAAGGACGTCGACGTCACCTGGAAGGGGAAGACCGACAAGCGCGGCGTGCGCACCTACGCCGTCGGCACCGTCGAGGCCAAGCTGGTCCTCTACCGCCGCATCGCCGGCGACGCCGAGCGGGAGCTGGAGCACCGCATGGTGCGCTTCAGTGATCAGCTCCCGGTCGACTTCCTGCCCGGCCTGGTGAGCGAAGTCTTCAATCCCAGCAAGAACCGGTTCGAGAAAAAGGGCGGCGCCCGCAACGAAGTGCTCGACACCTGGGTCTACGCCTACGCGGCCGCACACCACCCGGAGGTGCGGCTGCACAAGCGCAACAACGCGGAGTGGGACGCAGCGGAAAAGCGGCTGGCCAGCGCCAAGCGCGCGCCCACCACGCCGCCGGACGACGACAGCGGCAGCACGCCACCGGCCGCACCGGCGCCGGCGGCCGCACCACGCGAAACGAAACAGGGCGCGGGCGCGAAGCGTCCGTGGGTGCCGCGGCGCGGCGGATGGATGAAGAGGTAGACCATGCTCAGCCAGTCCCAACTCGACGAACGCCTGCAGGCCTGGACCCGCGAATACGGCTGGGGCGGACTGCCCGACGGCATGCGCGGGCGCAACGTGCTGCAGCGGCTGATCGACCACAAGGGCTACATGCCCGAACGCGTCAACCCGCCGGGCCCGCAGAACCAGACCTGGGGCGACGAAGTGCAGCAGCGTGTCGTCGAGCTGCAGACCTCGCCACCGGACCCGCGCGACCCGCACTACACCTACCGCATCGCGTGCGTGCTCCAGGCCGAACACCTCACCCCGTCGCACTGGCCGGTCGAGGAAAGGCTGCGCCGCCTCGAGCCGCTCGGCGTCGTCATCGGTCGCACGCGCTACTTCGAACTGCTCAAGCTCGGCCACCTGTACCTGCGCACCGCGATCCGCTCGCACGGAGAGGTGGCATGAACATCGCCGAGCGACTGCAGCGCATCGCCGCTGTGGCGGATGAGATGGCGCCGACGTTGTCGGCGGATCTGCGGGAGGTTGCTGCCGAGGTCGAAGCGCTTGAGGCCGAAGCGAAACTGTCGCACGCGGCGATGACGATGGCGATGAACGTGCTCGGCCCGCTTGGAGAGGCAGTCAAGGCGGAGTTGGCAAAGCAACCGATCCCCAACGCCGAGGTAACGGGCCGCGGCCCGAAGGAGACCCGATGAACGCAGCGAACGGTAGCGGTCCCGTTGACCGCGATGTTGGACGCCAAGATGCCTACGCGGACAACGTGCTCGACGTGCTGTGGAAGCAGAAGCACCCCGCCTACGAGGCGGCGAAAGAGTACGGCGCGGCAGCAGAGGCGGAGATCGACCGCCTGCGCGCCGAGGGCGAGGCGCTGCGGCGCGAATTGCAGGACTTTGAGGCCGACAATGCGTGCGAGGAACGGTGCGCCGCGCTGGAAGCCGAGGTCGAACACTGGAAGGAAGCGCGCTGCAACGCACTAGCCGAGGGCGACTTGATGAAGACCGAACTCGACCGCCGGGGCGCCGAGGTCGAGGCGCTGCGGGAAGCGCTGACGCAAATCGCCGGAGCCGAGCCGCTGACCGCAACTCCGGAGCAAGCCTTTCGCTTCGTGAAGCGCCTCGCGCGCGAGGCATTGACGCCCAGCGCCGCGTTGTGCGGCGCCGGCACGACAGAACACCAGAACCACGGCGCCAAGTGACAGGCGTCCGCTGCAACACATAGTTGGGCGACTACGGAGACGAGCAATGCAAGCTCACATCGACAGTTTCAGCGGTGCATGCGCGGACCTGCCGCCGGGCAGGAGAAGCGCAGGACACGTCCTTACCGTGCTTTGGAAGCACCCGCGTGTATCGTGCTTCGACCTCACCGGGAAGGCTTGGCTGCGGACAGTAGTTTCGGAGCTTGTCAAGCGCGGTTCGATAGAGCATGATGACTCCGAACCCTACCCGTGGGTCTTCTACCGGGTTACGCCGACAGGGTGGCGCGAAATGTACCTAGCGCGGCTCGTAGAGCGCGGCATGGCGCGCAACGACGCCGAGGCCACCTTCGAGGCCGGACGCAACGACCACGACTACACGGCCGACCCTGCGCAAGCGGCTGACGACGAGCTGGCCGAGCAATCGCAGAGCTGACGCCCAACGCCTGATTCAGCGGCGCCGAAGGCGTCCGCTGGAATCAACAGTTCGGGCCCACTGCGACGGGCCCACAACCAACGAGAGGTTCAACGTGAGCACGACCGAACAGAACATCGAAACCGAGATCGTCGCTAAGGGCTTGACCGCCCCGCGCGTGACGCCCGCAACCCTCGACGCGGAGATCGACGCGGCGACCGTGCAGTACCACCAGTTCCCAGGAACCACCGTCACTGTCGCCGCTGTGCAGTTGGCGAACGGCTACGTGCTGGTCGGCAAGTCCGCGGCGGCCAGCCCGGAGAACTTCGACCAGGAGATCGGTCGCAAGGTGGCGCTGAACGATGCGCGCGACCAGCTGTGGGCGCTGCTGGGATTCCGGCTGCGCGACAAGCTGGCCGCGTGACCCGAGGGCCCCACGCGGCGATGCGCTGCCGCGTGGGGCCGAACGCAAGTTAGACCCCACTTTGGGGTCATATCAGATATCACCCCACCCTAACCCCTTGATCCGAAAACCCCGTTGCGTCCGGACGGAAACCCGTCCAACCTAGGCACACTGAGCGCGCTGCGACCTTCGGGTCCGGCGCGTTCTTCGTTTCAGGGCCCGGCGGTCCTTCCGCGCAGTCCCCAGCGCACCCCCCCCTGCCGCCGGGCCCTGACCACCCGAGAGGACCCCACGATGCGAATCCTGGTGCTGCTGCTGGCAGCGCTCACGCTGTGCGCGTGCGCGACCGTGCCGACCGACCCCAACTTCGCGGCAATCGCCCAGGTGCGATCCGCCGGCGAGCAGGCCAAGGGCGCGGCGGCCGAGAAGTGCGCGGACAGCGCGGACGTCGCCGCGTGCATGCTCGGCCTGGCCGCCATCTACGGCGGCGGCGCCGGCGCGGGGCAGATCAGTTACCAGCGGCCGCCGACGCAGGCCGAGCAGCTCGCCGGCGTGGTCAGTGCGCTCACGCCGGCGATCGGCCTGCTCGCGAATGGCGCGGTTGCCTGGCACCAGGCCGACGCGAACCGCGATACGGCGATCGCGCAGTTCGGCTACCTGGAGGGCGTGGTCCGCTCCAGCGTGGACGGCATGCAGGCGGTGGCGACCGGAGCCACGTCGGCCGCGGCCACCATCGCCACGGCAGGACCCGACGTCACCACGATCATCGGCGGTGACGTCACCACCGGCGACGGCAACGCCACCCGCGGCTCGCACATCGGCGACACCGTCGGCGGCGACCAGGTGGGCGGCGACCTGATCCGCGACAGCGGCAACACCATCGACAGCGGCAATACGCGCACGTGCACGGTGACGGTCGGGCCCAACAGCCAGACCACCCAGGGCGTGCTCACGCCGTCGGGCCAGTGTGTGGCGCGCGAGGGTGGCTGACCGGTGTCAGACCCGAAGCCGTCGCGATTCTCGGTCGGTGACGTCGTGAGCATTGCCACGTCGTTGCTACTGGCCGGCGTGGTGTGGGGCGCGTCCTCGCAGCGCTTGTCGGCGATCGAGGACGAGCAACGCGACATGCGCGCCAAGGTCGACCTCGTTCCGGTTCTCGCGCAGCGCCAGGACGAAGCCGAGCGGCGCGCGGCTGAGAACCGCACCGAGATCAAAGAAGCGCTGCGCGAGATTCGCGAGGACGTCCGCGCAATCCGCGCCAACGTCGACAACCACGAATCCACGGCGCCGCGACGCCGCCCCTGACCATGCGCCTGTCCAAGTACTTCGAGCTCGACGAGTTCCTCGCGAGCCAGGTCGCCACGCGCATGGGTCTGGTCATCGTCCCCACGCGCACCATCGTGGACAACCTCACCGCGCTGGCCGTGCGCGTGCTCGACCCGCTGCGCGACGCGATCCGCCGGCCCATCATCATCACCAGCGGCTACCGGCCGCCGGAGGTCAACGACGCGATCCGCGGCAGCCGCAACAGCCAGCACCTGCGCGGCGAAGCCGCCGACCTGGTCGTGCGCGGCATGTCGCCGGACCTGCTGGCGCAGCACCTGCGCCGGCTCAAGGCGCCGGTCGACCAGTGCATCGTGGAGTTCGGCCAGTGGCTGCATGTCAGCCACAGCCTGTACGGCGACAACCGCGGCGAGTACCTGCGCGCCGAACGCGACGCCAACGGCGCCGTCGTCTACACCCGACTGTAGGAGTCCCCCATGCTCGGCAAGATCAAAGCCGCCCTGCGCGTCCTGCGCGCCGGCGAGGAAGTGGCCAACCCGGCCGCCTGGAAGAACGCACAGATCGGCGTGAACGTGCTCACCGCGCTGCTGGTCGCGCTGGCGGCCGCGGCGGCCGAGTTCGGCGTCGACCTGCAGCTCACCGAGGCGCAGCTCGAAAGCGCGGCCTACGGCGTGTTCGCGCTGCTCGGCGTCTACAACGCGATCGTCACCGCCGCCACGACCAAGAAGACCGGCCTGCTGCCCGCGCAGCCGGCCGACCCGAACCGCGAAGCTCGGGGCTAGCGGTGCGCGCGCTGGCCGTCGTCGCCGGGGCTCTCCTGGTGGCGGCGGCGACGGCCGGCTGCGCTTTGGCCCCGGACAAACCGCAGCGCGCCGAGCGCGACTGCAAACCCACAGCGAAGACCCTCAGCTACCGCGCCGTCGTCTGCGACGGCGTGCAGCTCGGCGATCGCTGTTTCACCTGGATCATCGGAATGGAGTGTGACCTGTGAAGTACGTCGAGATTCTCCGCGCCCTCGCGGCGCTGCTGCCCGTCGTCCTGCAGCTGGTGCGCCAGCTCGAGGAAGCCATCCCCACCACCGGCGCCGGCGCGGCCAAGCTGGCCCAGATCAAGGCCATCCTGCAGCAGGTGTTCGGCACCCTCAGCGGGCTGACCGTCACCTTCGAACAGGTGTGGCCCTCGGTGCAGGCGCTGGTCAGCGGCGTCGTCGGCGCGTTCAACGCGCTGGGTGTGTTCCGCAAGGGCAACACGCCGCCGGCCGATACCCCCTGACCGCTTCGCCCATCCGTCGATCGAGGACTCCCATGAAGCATCTGCTGCGCGGCCTCGCCGCCATCGCCCTGCTGTGCGTCGCCGCGCTGCCGGCGCACGCCGCCAACGCGCTGTACCCGGTGTGGAAGTCCGCGCTGCTGCAGGCCAGCGCCAACAGCGCGCTGACCGGCACCGTGCGCGTGGTGCTGATCGACGCCGCGGACTACACGTACAGCGCCGCGCACGACTTCCTCGACGACGTGCCGTCCGGTGCCCGCGTCTGCACGCCGCAGACGCTGGCCACCAAGACCTACACCGACGGCGTCTTCGACGCCGACGACGTGACGTTCCCGTCGTGCACGGGCGACCAGTCCGAGGCCATCCTCATCTACATCGACACCGGATCGGAAGCGACGTCGCGCTTGGTCGCGTACATCGACACCGGCTTCACCGGGTTCCCGATCACGCCCTCCGGCGGCAACATCACGATCACCTGGTCGTCGGGCGCGAACCGCATCTTCGCCCTGTAAGCCATGACCCGGATCACCTTCCGCAGCGCCGTCCTCGCGGCGCTGCTGTGCGTCGCCGGCGCCGCCGGCGCGACCATCGCCAGCCTCAACCAGTTGGTCGATGCGCTGGCGAACAACACCAGCCGCGTCGTCGTCGACAAGGCGTCGCTGGCCAACGCGGTCGCTGGCCAGTTCTTCAGCCTGTGGCGCGCCACGGGCCAGCCAGGCCAGGGCGCGATTCCCGGCACCACGCCGGCCATTCCGACCAGCGCCACGCTGGGCGCGATGGGGTTCACCAACCAGACCGCCCCGGCGACCAGCTACCTGGGCTATCTGTTCCTGCAGTCGTCCAACGGCGCGATGTCGCCGGAGATCCACGACCGCGTCGCCCACATGGGCGGGCTGGTGCTCAACGTCACCACCTCGCAGACGATCACCGGCTTGGACCTCGGGTCCGGTGGCCTCAACCTGGCGGCGGCGCGTCGCGGCGACGCGAACTACAGCGACATCCAGTGGTGGCTGGAGGTCTACACCGACGGCGGCGCAACGGCCAGCAACGCCACCATCAACGTCACCTGGAACGACGGCACCACCGGCAACCTCAACGTGCAGGCCGTGGGCGGCACGCTGCGCGCCGGGCGCATGATCCCGCTCACGCCGCTCAAGGCCACGGGCGACCAGGCCAAGTTCATCCGCGGCATCAACTCCGTGATCCTGTCGGCCAGCACGGGCACCGCCGGCAACTTCGGCTTCACCGCCACGCGCCCGCGCACGTCGCTGCCGCTGCTGCTGGCCAACAAGACCGAGATCGCGGACTGGGCAGCTCTGGGCCTGCCCGAGGTACCGAACGACGCGTGCCTGATGATCGTGATGCTCACCAGCACCACGTCCACCGGCACGCTGCGCGGGGGCGGCAAGATCGTTCACGGCTGAGGTAGACCATGGCCCGCTTTGGCGACGACAGTGCGGGCAGCAGCAGCTTTCCGTGCAGTGGCGACCGCGCCCTGCTGTCGCAGTTCACGCTCACGGAAGGCGCCGACGTCACCGAGATCGTCGCGATCTTCGAGTCCACGACGACCGCGGGCAGCAGCTTCAAGGGTCTGATCTACGCCGACAGCGGCGGCGCGCCCGGCGCGCTGGTCGCGGTCGGTGCGGCGACTGCGATTCCGGCTGGCGCCAGCGAGACCGCGTCCGCGTGCAGCGTGTCGCTCGCTGCGGGCACGTACTGGCTCGGGCTGGTGACCGACAGCTTCGAGGCGCGCGTGCAGTGCGACGCGAGCGGCGGGCTGTCGCGCATGGAAGCGGCGACGTACAGCTCGCCGGCGGCGACCTGGTCGCAGTCGGGCACGGGCACGGCGCGGCTCAACGTGTACGCGGAATGCACCGCCGCGACCGTAGACCCGATCCCGTACTTCCGCCAGCAGGGCACGCGGGCACCGCGCGGTGGTGCGGCGCTGTGGGGCGACGACACGCCGGCCGGCGTGGTGGCGCGCAACGAGTTCTTCGGCGAGGCGGTCGACCAGACCGCGACCCAGGACACCGGGTTCGCGGACGGCGACGCGTTCGGCGCGGGCACCATCGCCAACGCCGGCGGCGACCAGACGCTGACCCAGACCGCCGGCTACGCCGACGGCGACGCGTTCGGCGCCGGCGCGGCCAGCCTGGGCGCGGCGGGCAGCGGGTTCGCGGACGGCGATGCGTTCGGCGGCGGCAGCCTGAGCGTCGCGGTCACGGGCAGCGGGTTCGGCGACGGCGACGGGTTCGGCGCCGGCGCGACGGTCACCGTGGCCTTCGGCAGCGGCTTCGCCGACGGCGACGGGTTCGGTGGTGGCGCGGCCGCGCTGGGCGTCACGGCGACCGGCTACGCCGACGGCGACGGGTTCGGCGCCGGCACGGTCAGCGTGGCCGGCGGGCCGCAGACCCTGGTGCAGACCGCCGGCCACGCGGACGCTGACGGCTTCGGCGCCGGTGCCGCAGGGCAGGGCGTCGCCGGCAGCGGGTTCGCGGACGGCGACGGATTCGGCAGCGGCAGCTTCACGGCGACGGTGGAAGGCACGGGCCTGACCGACGCCGACGGGTTCGGTGGCGGCGTGATCATCGCCGACCAGGTGCTGATCGGCAGCGGCTTCGCGGACGCCGACGCGTTCGGTAGTGGCGTCGTCACCGACAGCGGTGCGCCCAATCCCAACGCGGCCGACAGCCCACGTCGGGTTGGCGCGTCGCCGGTGGTGGTGGTGCTGCCGCGCCTGGGCGACGGTGGCGACGCGGTGATCCCGCGCATCGGCAGCAGCAGCAACAGCAAGCCCCCCGCGGCGGTCGGTGAGCGCGCCCTCGGCGCGCCCGACCGCCGCGTCGGGTCCTCCACGGTGCGCACCGCGCAGCGACGGATCGGCTAGGAGTCGACGTGCAGAAAGTCCCCCTCATCGCCGGCGACACGCTCAAGTACGCGGACAGCTTTCCGGACTACCCCGCGTCCGCCGGCTACACGCTGACCACGCGCCTGGTCCGGCGCGACGCGGCCGGCGCGCCGATCACGTTCAACGCCACCGCGTCCGGCGATGACTACCAGACCAACGTGCCGGCGGCCACCACCGCCGGGTGGGCGCCGGGCATCTACACCTGGTCGAAGTACGTGACCCTCGCCGGCGAGCGCTACACGCTCGACGCCGGCGAGCTGGAAATCCGCGCGGACCCGGCGGCGGCGACGGCGCCGCTGGATCAGCGCAGCCATGCGCAGCGCACGCTGGATGCGATCGAGGCCGTCATCGAACAGCGCGCCAGCAGCGCGCAGTTGCAGTGGAGCATCAAGGGCCGGCAGGTCCAGTACATGTCGCTCGACGAGCTGCGCAAGATGCGCGCGCACTACCGCGCCGAGGTCGCGCAGGAACGCAACGCCGAGCGTGTCGCCAAGGGCCTGAAGCCGCGCAACCGCGTGGCCATCCGATTCACGCGCTGAGGACCCGATGAGCTACCGCAACCGCGATGCTGCGCTCTGGCGCTGGCAGGATCAGCAGCGCGCCGCTGCCACGCCGGCCGCGTCCGCCAGCGCGGGCCGCCGCACGCACTTCGCGGGCGCGGATATCTCGCGCCTCACGTCCGCGTGGACCACTACGCCGATCCACCACAACAAGGCCTTGCACGCGGACCTGCGCATTCTGCGCGCCCGCTGCCGCCAGCTCGCCCGGGACAATGAGTACGCGCGCAAGTTCCTCAAGCTGGTGCGCACCAACGTGGTCGGGCCGGAAGGGTTCGGCCTTCAGGTTCACGCCTTGCGCCGTGACGGAAAGATCGACGAGAAGGACTCGAAGCGCTGCGAGGAGGCTTTCTGGACCTGGTCGCAGCCGGGCAACTGCGACGTCACGGGCCAGCTCGGGTTCGTCGACTTCTGCGGCCTGTGGCTGGAAACCGTGGCGCGCGATGGTGAGGTGCTCGTGCGCAAGCACGCCACCGGCCCGCACGGCTACCAGCTCGAGCTGATCGACCCGAGCCTGCTGGACGACCGCCACAACGGCACCCTGCCCAACGGCAACAAGGTGCGCATGGGCGTCGAGTACAACCGCTGGAACCAGCCGGTGGCGTACTACCTCAGCCAGGTCGACACGGCCGACCCGATGTACTGGGGCATGGCCAGCGGCTACTCGCACGAGCGCGTGCCGGCGGACCAGATCAGCCACCGGTTCCTGGTGGAGATGATCGGCCAGGCGCGCGGCATCCCGTGGATGGCGGCGAGCATGGCGGCGCTGAACCAGCTCGGCGGCTTCGACGAGAGCGCGCTGGTGGCTGCGCGTGTGGGCGCGGCGCAGGGCGGATTCTTCGTGCCGGACGGAGAGAACCCGCCTACCGAAGACCTGAGCAGCGTCGCCGACGACATCGAAGGCGAGGGCGCCAGCGAGCAGCTGGTGATGGACGCGGAGCCCGGCACGTTCCGCGCTATCCCGCAGGGGTACAAGTTCGAAAAGTACGACCCCGACTACCCGCACGCGCTCTACGCGCAGTTCGTCAAGGCCGTGCTGCGCCGAGTCGCGAGCGGCCTGGGCGTGTCCTACAACGGGCTGGCGAACGACCTCGAAGGGGTCAACTTCAGCAGCATCCGCGCCGGGCTGCTGGAAGAGCGCGACATGTGGAAGGCGCTGCAGCGCTGGATGGTGCAGGCGCTGCTTGCGCCGACGTACAGCCAGTGGCTGCCTCGCGCCATCGTGTCCGGCGGCCTCGCGCTGCCGTTCGACAAGCTGGCCAAGTTCGACGCTGCCGTCTGGCAGGGCCGCCGCTGGGACTGGGTGGACCCGCAGAAAGACGTCACCGCCAACGTCACCGCGGCACAGAACGGGCTGAAGTCCTACAGCCAGATCATCCGCGAGAGCGGCCGCGACCCGAACGAGGTCTGGGCCGAACTGGAAGCCGACCGCAAGCGCCTCGCCGGCATGGGCATGAAGCTCGACGCCGCCGCACCCGCGCCCGCCAAACCCGACACCCAAGAGGAAGACGACGATGACTCCGGCAAGTCCAAGCCCGGCGCGTAAGGCCGCGCCGCACGAGTACCGCTATGTCGAGGTCCGCGCCGAAGGCGTCGACGTCGACAAGCGCACCGTCGAACTGGCCTTCGCCAGCGAGCTGCCCGTGCAGCGCTGGTGGGGCAAGGAGATCCTCGACCATTCGCGCACCGCCGTCCGCCTTGGCCGGCTGGAAGGCGGTGCGCATCCCCTGCTCGTCGAACACTCACCGCGGGATCAGGTCGGTGTGGTGGAACGGGCATGGATCGGCGACGACCGCGTGGCGCGGGCACTCGTGCGCTTTGGCAAAAGCGCACGCGCCGAGGAAATCTTCCAGGACGTGGTGGATCGCATCCGCTCCCTGGTGTCCGTGGGCTACGCCATCCATGGCGCGGTCCTCGAAAGCACCAGCGACACGGAAGGCGACGTCTACCGCATCAACGACTGGGAGCCGTTCGAGGTTTCGATCGTGGCCATCCCCGCCGACCCGAACGTCGGCGTCGGCCGCACGCCCGAGACCGAAATCCTGATGCGTTCCTTCCTCGAAACCACGAAGGTGAAACCCATGATCGAGAACGACAACCGCAGCCAGCAGGCTGCACCGGCGGCCGTTGCCGCCGCCACCGAGACCCGCGCCACGCCGGCCACCGTCGACGCGACGCAGGTCACCCACCAGGCCCGCGAGGGCGAGGTCGCCCGCATCCGCGAGATCGAGGCGATGGGCGCGCACTTCGGCATGGCCGACCGCGCCCGCGACGCGATCGCCAAGGGCGAGTCGGCCGACGAGTTCCGCAAGGCGGTGATGAAGAAGCTGCAGGAAGACGCGCCCAAGCAGGCCAGCCAGCGCAACATCGGCCTGAGCGAGAAGGAGGTCGGCGAGTACTCCCTGGTGCGCGCGATGGCGGCGCTGCTTCCGAACGTCGACGCCAAGCGCGTCGCGCCGTTCGAGGTCGAGTGTCACACGGCGGTCGAGAAGCACCTGGGCCGCACCGCGCAGCAGGGAGGCATCCTGGTGCCGCACGATGTGCTGGCCCGCAAGATGGTGCAGATCAACCTGCAGCGCGCGTTCAAGGGCGACGAGCTGGGCATGCGTGCGCTCATGGCGCAGATGCAGCAGCGCGACCTCAACACCACCCCGCTGTCCGCGGGCGGTGCGCTGGTCGGCACCCAGAACGTGGCCAGCTCGTTCATCGAGCTGTTGCGGGCCCGCGCCCGCGTGGTGGCTCTGGGTGCGATCGTGCTGCCCGGCATGCGCGACAACTTCACCATCCCGCGGCAGACCGGCACGGCCAACTTCCAGTGGCTGGGCACGGAGACCACCCCGATCGCCGAGAGCCAGCCGAGCTTCGGCCAGATCGCGATGACGCCGAAGAACGGCGGCGGCTACGTCGAGGTGTCGAAGCAGCTCCTGATGCAGTCGAACCCGGCCGCCGACATGCTGGTGATGAACGACCTGTCCAAGGGCGCGGCCCTCGGCGTCGACCTCGCCGCGCTGTGGGGCACCGGAGCGGGCGGCCAGCCGCTGGGCGTGGGCAACACGTCGGGCCTCGGCGCGGTCACCGGCACGTCGCTCGACTGGGCGGACGTGGTGGAGTTCGAGACCGACGTCGCGAGCGCGAACGCGGACGTGGACACGATGGCGTACCTCACCACGCCGATCGTCCGCGGCCTGCTGAAGACCCGCGAGAAGGCCGCGAGCACCGGCAACTTCATCTGGGGCGGCACCCAGGGCGACAACACGGTCAACGGCTACCCGGGTGTGGTGACCACGCAGATGAACGCCGGCAGCATGCTGTTCGGCGACTTCAGCCAGATCGTCATCGCCGAGTGGGGCACGCTGGAACTGGCGTTCAACCCCTACGCCAACTTCCCGGCCGGCATCGTGGGATTCCGCTCCTGGGTGACCGTGGACGTGGGCGTGCGCCAGCCGACCGCGTTCTCGCTGGCCACCGGCATCACCTGACCAGGTCGCGGACTGAAGGTCCGCACAACCGCTGACCTGCGGCGGCACGTCGCCGCCGCAGGAACCCATCACAGAGGACATCGCAATGGCTCTCAAGAGCACCCCGCAGCAGCCGACCCGGGAGCGCATCCGCACCCAGCGGCCGTTCCAGCTCGTCGACCACGTCACCGAGAACGGCCAGGTGGTCGGGCTCGAGCGTCGCGTCGTTCCCGTCGGCGAGGTCCTGGACGTGTCGATCGAGCTGGCCCGCCAGCTCGTCGTCGCGAAGAAGGCCGAATTCGTCGACGCGAAGACCCCGCTCGGCGTTCCCCCGGAAGGCAAGAAGGCCGCCTGACATGACCACCAAGACCGTGGAAGTGCTGCGCGCCTTCACCCACAACGGCGGCGTCGCCGAAGTGGGCCAGCAGGTCGACCTGCCGGTCGGCCTGGCCGACACGCTGGTCAACAGCAACAAGGCCCGCGTGGTCACGCGCGACCCGACGCCGTCGCATCGCGACCCCGCGATCGGCAGCGCCGACGGCCCGCCGACCGGCGACTGATTCCAACCTCACTGCACAGGAGAGCGACATGCTCAACAACGAAGGTTCGGCGAGCACGCCGGTGATCGTGCTCAACCCGGTTTCCGCGGCGAACACCGCGGCAGCCACGTCCGGCTGGATCGACGTCCGCGCGTTCGAGGGCGAGATCGAGATCACGCAGCACATCGGCGCCGTCACCGGCTCCATCACCGGCGCGATCGAGGACGCCACCGACGGCTCCGGCACCGGCGCCGCCGCACTCACCGGCGCCGCGTTCACCGTCGTGTCGTCGGCGAACAACATCCAGAAGCTGGCGATCAACGCAAGCCAGCCGCGCGGGTGGATTCGCTACGTCGGCACCATCGTCACCGGCCCGGCGCTGGCGGCGGTGAGCCTGCGTGGGCGCAACAAGTACACCTGACCGCGCGCATGGGCCAGCAATCCACCCTCCGCGCCATCGACGCGGCGCTGTTCGCCGCGGCGGTGGCCGACGGCCTGGCCGACACCGGCACCTACACCCCTCCGGGTGGCGGTGCCGGCGTCACCGTGCGGTGCATGCGCGACGACGTGCAGGTCGACACCTACGGCGAAACCCGCCCGGTGGCGGCC